AACTATTATAATAAAAAACCCCAGTCTTTCGACTGGGGTTTTAAGTTTTTTGCTATTTATATTAGACTTGAACTGTACCCATTGAAAGTCCAGCCAAGCTTGTCTTAGCGAGCTTACGATTAGTATAACGATTTCTGTCGTATACGGTTACGTAGCTTGGAGACTCAGAAACGAACTGAGCATTGATACTATCGCCAGTCTTAGTAGTAAGACCGAAGAAACGACCACGGCTATTACGCATAGCCTTAACAATCTTGTTTTGATTAGTAGTATTCATATTGTGAATAGATATTAGCATACTTTAATTGACTTGTCAATAACTTTTATTGAAATTTTCTTCAAATCTGATTTTTTAATAATTAAATCTGCAATTGGAACTTCAATTTCTGAGCGAATAATTGAATTTAGCGATCTAGCATTAAATTCATCACTTAACTTACCAACAATATAGTCAATGCTATCTTTAGAAATTGATACTTTAATTTCTTTAGATTTTAAATTATTTTTAATTTGATCAATTCTTTCATTTACTATTTTAGCAAACTCTTTATTACCTAAAGAATTAAAAACAATAATCTCATCAATTCTAGCAACAAGTTCTGGGCGCAGTTGTTTTCTTACAGACTCTTTATAGGAACTGGCGTGATTAATTTCTGGTTGAATGAACCCCATTGATTTTGTTTCAGAGTCTTTAGCTCCAATATTACTAGTCAAAATTATAACACAACTAGTAAAGTCAATCTTGCGATTAAGGTTGTCGTTAATACTTCCTTCATCTAAAATTTGAAGCAATAGATCTAAAATACTTCTATGGCATTTTTCAGCTTCATCAAATAAGATAACACTATTAGGATTATGTCTGACAAATTCTGTTAATAAACCACCTTCTTCAAATCCAACATAACCAGCACTGGTTCCAATTAGTTTAGAAATTGAATTCTGCTCCTGATATTCACTCATGTTGATCTGCAATATGCTAGATTCATTACCAAAAAATTCTTTTGCAATTTGTTTTGCGGCAAATGTCTTACCAACACTTGTTGGTCCAACAAAAAAGAAATTGGCAATAGGTCTATTCGATTTATTAAACCCAGCTTTAGCACAAGCTAAGGTATCATAAATTTTATCAATATTTTCTGACTGACCAAAGATTTTTGATTTTAGATTATCTTTGAATGAAGCAAAAGTATTGTTAGCAGATTCTTTAATTGTATTAACATTAACATTGCTTTTATTCGCAATCACTTCATAAACATCATCTTTAGTAATTTTGAATTTTGTTTTAGCTACCCTATACATCCAATCTTGCATAATTGCCGTATATTTATCCATCAAAAACGCACATTGAATTTGAGCTTCTTGAGAAAAATCTTCTTCTGAGGAATCTAAGATTGCTTTTAATTCTTTTTCAGTTTTTAAAGCCTTTAATGGTCTTTTAATTTTTTTAATTTTTACTTTTGAACAGGTTTGATCAATAACATCAAAAGCTTTATCTGGAAATCTTTTATTAGGCAGATACTTGCCACAAAGATCTATAGTTAAATCAATAAGCTCATCAGAGTATTCGACATTATGATAGTTTTCAAATGAATCAATTGATGCTTTCACCATTTCAAAAACTTGAGTTTTGTTAGGTTCTTCAACTTTTATAATATCAAAACGTCTAGATAGAGCGCCATCTTTCTCAAAGAATTTTTTATATTCTGAGTATGTAGTAGCACCAATGCAGCGAATATCTCCACGAGCCAATGCTGGTTTCAACATATTAGCAACATCCATTGATCCTTCAGAGCTGCCAGCACCAACCATTACATGAATTTCATCAATAAAAATAATAGCATCTTTCAGCTCTTTAACTTCTTCAAGAAAATTACTAAATCTTTCCTCAAACTGCCCTCTATATTTAGTACCAGCAATCATTAGACTAAGATCAAGAGAATAAATTTTCTTATTAGCCAATACTTCTGAGCATTCATTTGAATTAATTTTTTGAGCAAGACCTTCAACAATTGCTGTTTTACCAGTTCCTGGCTCACCAAGAAGCAAACAGTTGCTTTTGGTTTTTCTACAAAGAATCTCAGTAATATTATTAATTTCTTTATCTCTACCAGAAATTATCTGATAATCTTCTTTTTGAACTAAATCATTCAAAAGGGTGCAGTAAGCTTCAATAGCTTTAGTTTTAGCTTTTTTAACTTGAGCAACTTCTTTTTCTGCTGGTAGCGGTTCTGAGGTTTTGCCGACAATAAATTCATGAATAACTTCTTTAAGATGCTCATAATCGACATCGTTCTTGAGTAGGAATTCAAGAAATTTTTCATTGCATTCTAAAACACCAAACAAAAGATGTTCAATTCCAATATAAAAATTCTCGTGATCATCTGCAAATTCTTTAGCTTTTTTAATAGCATTTTGAATTTCATTATCCCAAACATCATTATGAGAACTTGCTGTAAATAAAAGAGTATGTTTTTTAGCGAATTTTAAGATAATTTCACTCAACTTTTCTGTATTGAGAGTTACCCCCATTAAGTCAGCAAAATTAATAAAAGAAGAGTTTATATTCTTCCAACACCCATATAAAACATGGCAATTATTAATCAAAGAATGATTATTGCGGTTAGCAAATTCTTTAGCATCTTTAAGGGCTAATTTTGCTTTTGGAGTCAAGTTAAAACTATCAATTTCCATCATATATTTTTACACAATTATTATTTAATTTCTGAGAGCTTCATGTAAATCTTTTCTTCTAAAAGAGAAAGTTTATCAGCGAAAACGATATCTCTATTCTTTTTGCCAGAAATGATCACAATCGAGTCTTTCTTGGGTAGGATCTTACCAGAGTTTAGGTAATTTGTCAATCTACCTTCTCGCTCAGAGTCCATTAATAAGATGGTTAACTTGCCAAGATCATCATAAACATCCATTCTTGCATATTTATTGCCATTAGCGCTGGTTCTAGTCATAATATCGGAAACAGTACCAACAAATTTAACTGTTTGGTTTTCTTCAATCTTAGAGATATCGTTTGATGAAATCAAGCTACCCTCAACCTCATTTTTAAAGATTTCTCTCACATTATAAGAATAGCTATAACCAAGTAATTTAGTTTCAAAGAACCAGTTGGCAAATTTTAAATGCTTGTGGTTTTTCTCATAAATTTCTTTGTATGGTTGATATTTAGTTTTAAATGTATTAAATCTCTTTTCGGAGAAGATTCTTTTATTGTCATCGCCAACAAGTTCTTGTTTTGAACAGTCTGCTATAGTATTCAAAATATCATAATTATATTTTTCCCCCAACGAAACCATGTTTCGTTTTTCTCTATCAGTTAGTATGTTGAATGTTTGAGCCTCTAAAACTAATCTGCAACGATCTTTGGAAACAAAGGAATCAAGAACACCAGCCTGTATTAGTGCTGATAGAACGCCAATATTTAAGCCAGCTTGCTTTGCGGCTAGGAAGACTTCATATTTGTTTGCAAAGCTCTGCTCTCTAAACTCTAATAGCGATTCTAAAACCTTTGTTGACACTCCCTTAATTGAATTAAGACCGTATCTAATGTTTTTATCTTCAATTTTAAAATCAATATCTGATTTTGACAGATCTGGAGGAAGTAGTTTAATATCAAAATAAGGAAGCTCTTGGACAATTTTATTGATTTCTTCATGAGGGTTTGGCTCATATTGAGCGTATTTAAGCAGACTCAAAAAGAATTGTTGTGGATAATTAAATTTAAGATATACAGTGATAGCTGCAAGATAAGCATAAGAAATACTGTGAGATTTATTGAATGAATAGTTTGCTGAGTCTTCAGCGACTTTCCAAAGCACATCTCCGACAGCAGAATCTAGATTGTTTTCCTTAATTTTGTCTTCAATCTTTTGCTTCCAAGCACCCATTTGATCAACCTTTTTCTTACCAACAATTCGGCGCAATTGTTCAGATTCATCAAGACTAAAGCCGACCTTAACAGCCATTTTCATTAACTGCTCTTGATAAAGAGGAATGCCACCAGTATAACTCAAGATATCATCAAAAAATGGATGAACAGATTGGAACTGACCATTTCTAGCATAGTCTGCATATCTATCCATGAAATCCAAAGCCCCAGGTCTTGCAATTGCAACAACAGCAGATAATTGCTCTAGATTTTTAGGGGAGATTTTTTGACAAACTCTAAAGTTGGTATCAGCTTCAATTTGGAATAATCCTTGTGGAGCTTGCAAAGTTTGTAGAGCAGCATAAATTGATTCATGATCACAATCAATATCATTTACTTTGACTCCAATACGAGAGCAAACATCGTGGATAACAGAAAGGGTGCGGAGTCCTAGAATATCAAACTTAACAGTTAGTTCTGCTACATTATTCATATCATATCCAGAAACAATAGCATCTTCGCCAGTAGTTTGAACTGGCATAATTTCATCTAGTTCATAGAAACTAATTGCAATTCCAGATGGATGAACTCCTGTATTTTTCGCAAGCCCCTCAATCTTTTTAGCAATACGGTAAATCTTTTTGTTTTTATTTGCAAATGATTTAAAGTTTTCGTTTTCTGAATAAGCTTGCTCAAGCTTGAAAACCTTACCGAATTTTTTGGGGATCATGTCGCTAATTTCATTAACAGAAGATTCAGACATTTCTCCAACAATCTTACCACACTCTTTGATACAAAGTTTACTACTTAGAGTATTTAGAGTAAGAATTTTTGAAGTCCTACCTTGATACTTACGATTGATATAATCAATAACTTCTTGGCGGCGATCATAACTAATATCATTATCAACGTCTGCTAGTAGAGATCCATCAAGAAAGATTTCACCATTATGTTCAATTTTTCTAGCACGACTTTTAGAAACAAATCTCTCAAAGAACAGATCATACTTAATTGGATCAATATTAGTAACACCAATTACATATAAAACCAAAGATCCTGCTGCCGAACCACGTCCAGCACCAGTAGGAATACCAGTTTCATGACAGAAATTTAAAATATCCCAATTTAGAAGAATATAATCAATAAAGCCAAGATCATTAAGAACTGAAAGTTCCATTGATAACCTATCATAATAAACCTGTTTATTGGAAAGTTCATGAATCTTTTTTTCCTGTACTCCTTTAAAACAAAGTTTTCTCAAAAAGTTAAAATTACTTGTATCTGAAGAACATCCTAAAAGATCATAATGCTTTTTTTCAATATGAATTTTTGGCAGTTTAACTCCAACTGGACATGGTGTATTATAAGGTTCGATTAAAGTATTCATATTTCGATATCGTAAATTTGTTTTTGAAAGATTTGGAAATTCATCTCAATATCATAGAGAGCATCATGGAGCTTTTTAGGATCATGAGGAATATTATAATGTTTTAATAGTGTTCCTTGAGATGTTTTAAGACCTTTTTCTTTATGGTTTAATAATTTATACTGCCAAGAAGTTTTATTCTGTTCATCATGTAAGATGTTTTTGAAAATAGCTGTTGCAAGAGATTTGGTATCAATAATTCTATCTACATAAGAATAGTCACTATTAAGTCCAATTAGCTTTCTCCAAATATTAATCATGTAAACATCAAATCCAAGAAGATTTTGACCAATAATCAAATACTCTGGATCATAAAGATATTTTGAAAAATCAGCCCAAACCTTTTTAGGATCTTCAGCACGATCTTCATAAATTCTTTCGGAGAATCCTGTTATCTTCGCCGCACCCTCTGATACTTGCAGATTGTCCCATTTGATAAATCTATCATTTTTAGATTTGATATTTTTACCTTCAGCAGTAATCCAAGCAATCTGCCAAGGTCTTGAATTAATAAGATTCAAGCCTTCAGTCTCAGTATCAAAGATAAGATACTTTTGTTTATTTTTAAATCGTAGTAAGTTCTCCTTCATATTCTTTAAATGATTCCCAACAAAATTCATCACTCCCAAAATGATTTAAATTAGGAGAAGATAGTGTAGCTTGTTTACCGAAAGAACGGTTACAAAGAATTTTATAAGTCTGCAAAGCCTCAACATCACACTTATTTTTATAATAAATTGACTTGGCGAGTTTAGTTTCATACTTGTTGCCATTTTCAGTAAAGTTTAAAATAGCCCTTTCTATAACATGATCAAAAGGAAGGTTATTACGTTCAATAAAAAATATTGGTTTAATTGATCCAAAATCTGGAATGCAATTACCTAAATATAATTGATTGTTATAGATAAAAGAATCGTAAAAAGGAACAATCAACAAAAGATTATCTGTCCAAAGTTTTTGCAAATTCTCAGCATCAATTTTTCCATTAAATTGAGTATTGATAGCGCTATAAAATTTATTCAAATCTTTACAACCATCATCGTTTTTAGCAAATGCTATTAATTTATGACATGAATCATTATTCTCAAAACAATTGCAGCAGATAAATCTGTATCCAAAAACAAGCTGCAAATTATTATCTTTACATTTCTTAAATGCCTCAAGAAATCCAACCATTGAATCTTCGACAAGAACAACCTGCTTTAAGTTATTTTCTAAAGCGATTGAAAAAATACTATCTGGACCATCATCTCTTTGATCAGACGGATCTTCTAATGTCAGAATACTCTTACCAATTGAAAGAGTAGATTTAAAAAGTGGGATCATGCACTAAATCATAGCGCATATAAACATAAAGGTCAATATGTTTTTTGATGCTTTGGACATCCAGCATAAAACCTTTTCTCAAAAGTGAAGCCATCTGGCACAAGAGATTCTGAAAACTCTTCTTCAGAATAAGATTTAATTGTTTGTCCATCTTGATTTAAAATAACATAATAATCAAAAGCAAACTTAGCTGGACAATGCCACATTAAAGTGCCATCAACTTTTAATTGACCTTTTTCTTTTGCAAAACCACACTGAAGTGGTCCACTAAAAGATTTGTCAGTTGGATAAGGTTGACTTGCCGCAAAATTACCTATTGCATCATTTTCGGAAAAATTGTCAATGTAATCTTGAATTGCTGTCAGTTGATATTCAAAACCTTCAATATCATCATCACCAATTGATTCCATACGAATCGCACCATCAGATTTCTCTAACAGATCTTTATCAAGATCAAATTTAAGAAATAAAAATTCACTTTCGCGCTTCTTATATTCTGGATACAAATGTTTAACAGCAAGACTATACATATAATCTTGTAGGTTATCAGTCACCTCTTTACCGATAAATTTTTTCTTACTTGTTTTAAAGTCTCTAATTAAAGCATATTTATTTTTCTTATATAAGAAAAGCTTATCAATGAATCCTTTAATTTTATATTTTACATCACGCTCTTCATCATTAACAGTGATTTCAAAATCTTTTTCAGATAATGCTTCTGTTGGTTTTGAACTTGTATCTCCATAAAAATCATAATTAAGTCCATTGAGAATCATTTCTTTAATAGACTCAATATTTTCTTTATCATCAACTTGAAGTTTTTTTGCATGTTTCAAAATCAAACGTTTGATTCCGCTATGTGAAAAAACATCTTTACTTTTTAAAATTGATTTGTATATGTCACGACGATTTTTCTCGCCAAGCAATTCAAAAATTAAATGGCAAATAGAACCTCTTTTTGCACCATCATTAGATGGATCTGGAAGATTCAAATGATATTTAGCCCAATACAACCAACTACACGATTGTACTGTTTTAATTCTACTTGCTGAAAGAGGTGTCTTAGGTTCACTCATGATGTTCTAGTATTTTAATTAAACCTGCGACATCCTTTTGACTAAAAAAGTTAAGATATCTTTTAACGTAACTTTTTAAATTGTCGATGTATTGGTCTTTGTCTATAGTTTGATTATACCAATTTTCAAGATTAAATCCATTTTGATATGCATCAGAAAAATCATTAAATGGTTCTGGTGGCAGTCTAATTTCAAGCATGTCAAAATCAAAGTATTTACGCAATGACATTAAAATTTTAACAGCACCATTGTATCCATGATTGGCGGCAGATTGGAAATCATTGTTAGTAGCAATAATAATTTTTTTAATTGGAAATGAATTTAAGTAATTAATAATTGATGGACTACAACCAATACCAAAGGTCACTAAATTATTTTTAATACCACTTTCATAAAGTGCCATACTATCACCAATACTTTCAACCAGAACAACTTCTTGTTTTTCTTTAATAATTGAATCAATAGATTCCTCCTGTGGTATCATTGCTGGATATACCCAATTTCTTCTTTTGCCAAGATGCTTCCATTTTGGAAGCTGTACTGCATCGTCATCAATTCTTCTTCCACTAAAACCTATAATTTGACCATGTTCATTATAGATGGGGAATACCATACGACGATACATCTTACCAGCGCCAGCAAGACCAGTTTTATAAAACTTTAAAGTATCTTCGCTATAACCCTTTTTAGTATAAAAAAGATAATTTGGGAAAAGCTTTTCCAACATTGATTCTGGATATATTTCTTCCATTTCTATAGTTTCTTTCTGTGTATATACAAACTCATCAGATTTTTTAAGAGAGCTGAGTATGTCTTTTAGTTTTTTAGGATCTGAATTAAGTGATAGTTGTAATAATTTTTCAAATGGTAAAGATTTTGAACCATTAACAAAGTCTGTCCACACTCCAGTATTTTTATAAATTCTTACTGATGTTTGATTATCTCCTCCTCGATAAAGGGCATTGGTTCTCCAATGATTCCCAAAATCTAATAGCTTATAACCAATACTCTCTAGTGTTGATTGTATTTGTGTTGGATCAATTGAAGTCTGGGAGGTCATCGTCTTCATCATCATCTTCTAGATCTGCGTTTCCATCCATAAACCTTGAAATGTCTCTGAGATCGCCTTTCTCAGTAATTGCAAAGTTTTTGAAATCTAAGTTAATAAAATTCTTTCTAAGAGTATCTCCAATTCTTACTGGCTCAACTGCTCCAGCAATATCTTTACCAAGATGTCGAGCTTTAACGTTGATCAGTTTGTGAGTGCCAAACGCTCTACCTTCAGTTTCAATTTCGTCTGCAGTTTTATTTCTAAGAATAAACATATGAGAACAGAATTGGGTAATCCTATCAGAAAGCGATACAATGCTTTCATCGTCGATAATATTCTGAGAGTTTCTATTATTAGTAATACCACTTCGGTTAGATTGAACAGAAGTAATCATTGGAATGATTGGATTGCCTTCATGCAAAATTTCCTTTTGCACACATTTTTTAAACTTATCAACCATCTCTCCAACAACCTGCCATTCATTTTTACCACCACCAGATTCTGATGTTGTTTTAATATAGTCGAATGAGAAGATCATTTGATTACCCCTTCCAACTTTACCATAATAAAATCTTTTTAGTGTTTTAATCATAGAATCAACATCCATGCCGCCAACATTATAGTAATAAAACTTCATCTGTTTGATCTTTGGCCAAACAGCCCTAATACGATCCACAACCTCTTTACCAGCGCGTCTCCATTCACCAGTTTCAATCAAGTGCATAGGAACACCAGATAGAGCCGCACACTGACGCATAACAAGCTCTTCTTTGCTCATTTCACCATTATCAAAGTGAAGTACAGGAATACCATATTTAATGGCAACTTTGGTGCTATAATCCATACAAAATTGAGTTTTACCAACACCCGATCTAGCAACAATAACCGTAATGTTTCCTGGTCTAAGGAGTGAGCCATAGATTTCATTAACCTTCTTGTGTGGACCCATCATGCCAAATTCGACAACAGGATTATTGCCGCGATCCTCAACGATAAACTCCATTTCATCATATATGTTTTCTGGCATATCATTGCCAATTTCATATAGATTAATTTTTGAGTTATAAGCAGAATCTGCAGATTCAATAATGTCTGTATAAGAAGATTCAGAGCCAATGCTTTTCATACGCTTGGCAATCTCCTGAGCAGATTCAAAAATCTCTCTTCTAATTGTGAATTTTTTTAATTCCCTAGCAGTTTTAACTAAGTTCCCCTTGGGGACTTTTCTCATAGCCAGAGATCTAATATAGTCAGATGGATTAACCCGATCTTCAAATGACAAACCCAAAGAACTAACACGTTGGGCGATAATAATCTCATCAATTTCCTCGCCAGAATCGATTGATTGCTTAATTATAGTAAAGATTGTTCCATGAAGATTACTGTCTTCAGAATAAAAATCTTTTGAGCTTATGAAATTAGCTACCTCAGAATAGCTTTCTGGCTCCTTAATTAAGGCGGCAAGTAATTGTTTCTCTAACTCGTAATTATAAATCATCTAATGAGAGATTAACACACATAATTGAACGTGTCAATCATAGTCTTCATCAGAATTCAAAAATTCCTGTTCATCTAAATTCTGCAAATAACATTCTACAGCCTTACGCAAGGCAAGTTCTGTCATTTGACTATCATATTTAGTATAGATTAGAGGATTGCCATCTTCTGTGGCACAAGCGAATATTAAACCTTTAAATTTCTCAGCACCGCCTGTTAATTCGAACAGTTGGTTGATAATATTATTTGGTATTTTAAATTGGGGGAGAGAGTCTGGATTGATTTCTGACATATTTTTATATCTTTACAGTATAACTCCAAAAGATTCGAATAATTTTTCATCAATTATGTCGTTTGGGTAAATTTCTATCAATGTTATATCATTTACATTGCAAAATTTCAATTTTTTTTCATCTCGACGTAATTGATCTAAATAATTAAGACGGCTCCCATGAAAAAATTTAACATATTTTGTATGTTGAGCGCCTTGAACTTCTATCGCTATTCTTTTATTTGCATTATAAAAATCATAGGAAAGTCGAGTTCCAACTATTTTAAATTCCTCAAAAACAATATCATTAAACCAATAGGACTTAAGAAAATTTTTGACAGATGTTTGAAACTTACTTCGGCTTGGTTTATTCCAATTAATTAAATATTTTTTAGCATTTTTTAAAGTTGTTTCAGAGCCAGTTATGGTTTTAAATTTCATTATTAATAGTCTTCTTAAAATAAGAAATCAAGAAAGATAAAAGATCTTTGTTTTCTTCAATTAATTTAAATAGATTCTCATTTCCTTGAATTTTTTCTGGGAGTTCCAGATTATTCTCTGCTAAGAGTTCTTTAAATTCTTCTGTAATAGTAATCCAAGACATCTTTTTATTGATAAACTCCCAAACATAAAGCATATCAACAATCTCTTTTTCAATCCATATAGAGTTACCATTAGTGCGTCCATATCTGATAGGATAGGCAATTGTTAAATTAGTTTTCTCAATTGGTGATTTCTTAACAGTAACTTTAGCAAAATGCCCAACGATTGGGTTGTTATTGATATCAATCTTAGTATCACTTGGGTTTTGAAGAATTAAGTCTCCTTTATGTCGAGGCTCAAATTCAAGAATCCAGTTAGCAAAGTGAAGAAGGGCGTTACCACCAGTTGCTGTAGTCTGACGAACTGGAGCTTTAGAATATGGATCTAATTTAATATCGGCCCTTACTTGACTAATGAAGACTGCCATATGCCCACGCTTTGCCAATCCAATAGAAAGACGCTTCATGAAATTGGCGGCAATAACCGCTCCACCAGCAACCTTATTAGAGTCTTCAAAGCTCTTATCTAAGTCTCCTTTGGAGATAAGCCCATCAACCGAATCAAGAAGGAAATAGTACAGGTTACCTTCATCATTTTTGGCAACAAGCTGACGCATTACATCAACTACAGTTTCATAAATATTACTCTCAAATACAAAACAAGTTCCTTCTTGCCATTCTTCAGCCGAAAAGACAAATTTAATCCCAGACCTCTCCATCATTTCATTAGAAAGACGACCTTCAGCTTTAATGTAAAATCCCTTGCCTTTTGGGATTTTTTCCAAGAAGTTTTTCATAAAAGAAAGTGCGGCAGAAGTTTTGCCACCCTCATTCATGCCAACAAATCTATGTAAACCAGGCCCAAGACCGCCACCCAAATGAAGATCTAGCTGAAGAGAACCGCTTGATACTTTATAGTCAATTGATTCCTCAAAATTATAATGGTCACTCTGATTCTGTTTTAAAAAAGAATCTAAAACATCCGTTGATTTTTTTACTTCTTTATCTTTAGTTTTGCTCATTTAAAAAATGTTTAATTGTTACCTTCTTCTTCTCCATAACTGGATCATCTCCAACCTTATCCCCAATATGATACTGCTCATAGCGAGAATAGTCAATCTTAAAATTGAAAGCTCTAAATTTTTGATCTAAGGTGTCTTTTAGCTTATCGCTGACTAAATAAGCTAATGAATCTAACTTTTTATCAAAAGTCATTGCATTCATGAACTCCAAAGAATATCTTTCACACAAGATATTTAAAAACTTCATTTCACGCATATAAAATAAACGCTTATCCTTTAGTGGGACAAGCGTCAATTTGGCAAGAATATGTTTTTTATTAATTTTAGACTTTGCCATGCTGCAGTATATCATGATTAACCATTTTGTCAACCAATTCTTTAAAAGATGTTTTCGGTTGCCATCCAAGTTCTTGACGAGCCTTAGTAGAATCACCCAAAAGAAGGTCAACTTCAGCGGGACGATAAAATTTTTCATCAATTTCAACTAATTTTAATTGTGTGATATCTCCAAAATCAGTTAAATAATTAGGCAATAAATATAAACTTTCTAAGTTTTCGCCAATCCAAATACCATCAATACCAGCAGCTTTAAAAGCTAATTCTACAAATTCTTTTATTGTGTGAGTTTCATTTGAAGATAATACGTATTCTTTCGGTTTATCTTGATTCAACATTAACCATACACCCTCAACAAAATCTTCAGCATCGCTCCAGTCTCTTTTAGCATCTAAATTACCAAGTTTAAGTGGTTCAAAAGTTAATTTATTTTCTATAGCGTGTTTAATACGTGCAACATTTTTAGTAATTTTACGAGTTACAAATTCTTCTCCCCTTCTTGTTCCTTCGTGATTAAACAACCAACCTTGAATAGCATAAAGGTTATAAGAATCTCTATATACTTTTACAAGATGTCTTGCTGACGCTTTTGCTGCTCCGTATGGACTGCGAGGTCTAAGTTGATGAGACTCATCCTGTGGCGCTGTCACAATATCTCCAAACTCTTCTGATGAACCAGCGTTATAATATCTACAATTAGGAGCATACTTTCTTATAGCTTCAAGTTGATAAAGAACTGCCATACAATTGGTTTGCATATGATTAACTGGCATAGTCCAACTGTTACCAACAAAAGAATTTGCTGCAAAATTAATAAAATAATCTGGTTTTTCATCTTGAATTACCTTATCGACATTAGATTGATCTGTAATATCAAGATCAATTAATTTAATTCTTGGATTATTAATAAGATGTTCAATATTTTTATGATTATTAACGCTTAATCTTCTAACACCAGCAATAATAAAATGATCAGTTTTTCTCAAAAGAAAATCTGCCATAAAGCTACCATCTTGACCAGTTACTCCAGTAATAATTACCTTTTTCATATATAATACCAATTTTTTAATTCAAATATTTGATCCTTAATTGAGGGAACATTTAAATCTGAATGTAAACACTTATATATAAAATTTCCACTTGAAAAG